GCCCCAGAGTTGCCAAGTAGTTGCCTTGCTAAAGGGCTAAGTTCAGCGTCTTGCTTTGTCATTTCCATTCTCCATCGTTACCTCGGTTACCTTTAGACCATTGGTCTCTAACATCTTGCTCAAGCGTTGATTCGGGATGAAGTTGGTTCCACCCCTTATGCCATCGCCCAGTGTGGTCACTGTAGCCATTGAGCCAACGGTATGCACCATCACGATCTTTTATGCGCATCTTGATGACCTCCCGAACGAGACAGCGGTGCATATGCTCACGGTCTCTTGCTCTTTGCTCCTCTTTGTCATTCAAAAGCGCCCCCGATTATCAAAAGACATTGGCACGCTGTTGTCGTACTCGACAAACTGTTGGCTGTCTTTGTGATACCAAAGCGAATACCAATCTTCTGCTTCGCCGTTTCTTTGCTTCTCGCACATCAGCATGGCGTCAGGAATCATTGGATCGACTGGGCCAGTCTGCGCTTGATGTTCTTTCTTTTTATTGCGCCAGACCATCAACACATTGTCAACTTGGTCACTGATCGCGCCCGACCCTTTGATGTCGTTTTTGTTTGGTTGAATCTCTTCACTCGCCAACTTGCGAATGTGATGAATCAAATGGATGTGAACATTGTGATCACGCGCCAGCGATGTCAGTTCATCAACAAACATCTTCTGCGCGTTGTAATCGTCTTCACCAGATACGCACTTCATCAGCGAGTCAATGAAGATATGTTGCACACCTAACTCGACGGCGCTGTAACGAGACACAGCAATGACCTGCTGTGATGTGACCGTGCCCTGCTGGTCGTACAGCCACAACTTGCCGTGCGAGAAGTCCTGCAACCTTGTAACCAAGTCCATCAAGTGCTGTTGCTTGTTCACATACATCGGGTTGTAAATGTTCTCGCCTGCAAACTGTCGAAGCATACGAGTCAGCGTGCGCTTGGGTTTCATCTCAAACGATGCAATCATTACGCGCTGGCCCTGCTTAATCAGATGCAGTGCAATCTGACCAGTGACCATTGACTTGCCGCCACCGTTGCCTCCAGCGTACAGCGTCACCTCGCCTGCGCGAAACCCAAAGCCTTGATGCGTCTTCGGCCACGGCATTGTTTGATGCGGTTCTTCTTTAGGGTTAATGAAGTCTTCGCGCACCTCTTCTAAAAATTCCATCGCGCCGCGCACCTTTTGGCCTACATCGTTGGCCTTGATGTACTTCTCGAAGTCAACCTCATCAGGCTTGACAATCCGAATGCGACGCGCCTCGTCCAATTCCTTGGCCCGCTTTTGTATTTCAGACACCTGCATATACCACTACCTCCTCAATTCGCTGTTGTGCCACTTTTAATCGCTCCATATCCTCATTGCTGAGTCGCCTGCCCTTGCTCATGTCGTATGCCGCAATCATCACCACCAGACACTCAAACGACGCAATGCGTAAAAGGTCGCTGGCGTAGAACGCGGGTTTCATGCTGGGCTTGCCCGTCACCGGGTAATCCTTGCGCTTGTCATCTGATGGGAATAGGTCAGTCAAGTCCATGCCAATCGCACCAAGCACCTCATGCACTGCGCATCCACCAAAGCAATGCACCAGAACTCGACCGTCTTCGGTTTCCCGAACTGACAGCGAAGGTGACTTATCTTCGTGCGCTGGGCACTGTGCAGTCCAAGAACCGTTACGGCCTCTGACCTTGCCCAGTCTTTGAATTAAATTTTCAACTTTGCTCATTTCAATTCGCTTTTAAAAAAGGCTTTTTTGCCTTGAGTTAAACGGCACTTGTTTGTCGCCAAAAATGTTGCTACGCCACAAAGTAACCGATGGCATATGGTTGTGAGAGTGAACTGGCTCAACTTTAGAAACAGGAGAAATCCAGCCCATTTGTTGCATCGCCCGTGCCCCACTGACCCAAGTGTTGTGGTGTAAATTGCTTGGCAAATGCAAACCCTGCAATTCGCACTGCGCCCTAAATTCATCCCCCATGACAACAGGACGCATCAGCAAAAGGTTTTGCATGATTTCCAAATACTGCTCGACAAAAATGGGGGAAGCACGGTATGCCTTACCCCAACATTTATCAGCCAGAATCAACGCCTGCTTCATGCGCTCTGTCATATCACTCTCCGGGCTGTGGCCTGCTGTTGTCCTGCGTCGTCTTCCCATCGGCGCTGGTTGATGTAGGTCAAGGGCGCAGGATCAAAACCTGTTGTCCACTGCTCAGTCTTCTTCAGTCGCGTTACGCTGGCAATGATGGTGTCGGCCACCATGTCGAGGTTATGCTTGTCCCACTTCTTCTCGCACTCGGCGCGGGCAACCTTCCTTTTTGACGAAGGCCACGCAGACCAGAATTCATCAAATCGCGATGTTGTCGGTGTTACCGACGATATATTCTTATTCTGTATCTGTATCTGTTTAGGGTTAACCTTCGGTTTTGATTCGGTTATCGATTCGGTTTTCTTCGGCCTGCCGCCTCGCTTTCCAAGTTGTCGATTATTTTCGACCTGATGTTGATACTTCGCGATTTCCATGTCACAACGACTGTTGCGATACCCGTCAACACCCTTGTCAAAAAATTCCCCCAAAACCGATTCGGTTATGTCCAAATCAAGGCGTATTTTGCGTGCAACCGATTCGGTTTCAAGTGGGATTGGCTTCTCGCTGATATAGTACAAATCAAGCAGACGGCGGTATGCTAAGTCTTCAGCATCCGACAGGTGGTTGGTGTGTGTGATGTAGTCGCCCAAATAGAATTTGTACCAAATCACTTGATGTCTCCAAAAATGTCAGGACGAAGAGTTGCACGCAACACCTTGCCCCGTGTGTACCGTTCGATGGCAACGCAAACCTCTGCGCTTGCCAGCCCGCGCCCTGTGATGATTGCGGCCATCCATTGCTTTGTGATACCTAAGTGTCGCGCCAATGCAATCTTCGCACCCCTTGGTTTGTCTTCAAAAAAATCCTCTAGCGTCATCTCGGCTCCATGTGTTAGTGAAACTTGATCATACACCAAAAAAACAATTGTGCAAGGGTTGTTGCAAAATAAGTTAATGTGTGTATGATACTAACACCAACAGCGAAGGAGGAGTGTATGCACAGCGAAGAGGAATACAACCAAGCAATGCTGGAGAGGCAACAGATGCTTGAGGAGGCTCTAGAACGGGCCGAGGCAGGCGTTGCAACGATGGACGACTGGGACATCATCCGATTTGAGTGTCGGGTGCCTAGACGGCCAATAGTGACTTTAGAAACAGTAACCTTAACTAGGAGCGAATGATGGCTTTAATAGCGAGAGAAAGCGGCGGGGGTGGAACCTTTACCCCAGTGCCCCCGGGGATGTACTTGGCGCGGTGCTACCGCATCGTTGACCTTGGAACACAAAAGAGCGAATACCTTGGTCAGATTAAAAACCTACCGAAGGTCATGTTGCAGTTTGAGGTTCACGGCGAAGACGACGCAGGCAAACCATTGGTCACGGCCAAGAACGAGCCAATGTCGATTAGCAAGAACTTCACACTGTCGTTGGCCGAGAAGGCCACCTTACGCAAAGACTTGCAGACTTGGCGTGGCAAAGAGTTCACGCCTGACGAGTTGCGTGGATTCCAGATTGACAATGTGCTTGGTGCTTGGGCCATGATTGCCATCACTAAAGCGGTGGGCAACAACGGCAAAGAGTACACCAACATCGCCAACATCAACTCGGTGCCCAAGGCCATGAAGGCAAACCTGCCTGAAGGCCACAACAAGTGTGCCGCGTTCTACATTGAAAGCCCAGACATGGATATGTTCGAGTCCTTCAGTGACAACCTTCGCGCCAAGATCGAACTGTCACCAGAGTGGCAGGCCCGTCAAGGCAACCAGCCAGTCAAAGCCGCAAGTGCCTCTAAAGGTTCAGGTTTTGACGACATGGACGACGACATCCCGTTTTAAACCAAAGGAGAGTGGCAATGTTTATTTCAAGCAAAGAAAAAAACCAAATTGAAGAAACGCTCAAAGCGCTTTGTATGCGTATTGAACATCTCAGTAATGATGTGCTTTATCTCTCTGGAAAAATAAAAGCGTTAGAGGGTAGCAAAACAAAAAAGAAGCGGGTAGTAAGTCCTGAAGCCCGCGCCAAAATGAGCCAGATGATGAAAGACCGACACGCAAAGAAAAAATTGGAGAAAGAAAATGCTACAAGCATCAGCACCACGAGCATCTGAGTCAAATCATTGGTACACCCGCGACGGGGTGCCACAGTACACCGTAGAGGCCAAGAAGGGCGGTCAACGCGCCACGACCCTACGCGACGCACGCACGATGAACTTGGTGCC